TTAAATTAGCTGATGGTATTCCACCAGTTCCACTAATGTTATTTCCGTTTAAATCTAAATTTCCACCAAGTTGAGGTGCTGTATCTTCAACAACATTATCTATAGCATTTGGATTAGCAGTAGCATTTGTTTCTATTGTATCTAATTTAGTACCATCTGTTGAAACATCTCTACCATCAACAGTAAATGATTGTGTGTCTAGGTTTCCACCTAATTGAGGTGTACCATCTTGAACAATATCTGTAAGTGAACCAGCAACAATAGTTATCCAAGCACTTCCATTATAATATTTTAAAGTATTAGCTGTAGAATTATAAGCTAAGTCACCTTCATCTAAATTTGTTGTTGGATCTGCTGAAGCAACTCTATATCTTTCTCCAAATTCATTTACAGTTCCAATATTAGAACCAACTTGATTAACATTTGTAATTGAACCACCTACTAAATCTACATTGGCTATTGCACCTGCAACTGTACCTATAGTGTTTGTTCCTGCTAAATTTGTAGCAACAGTTCCAATATCTGTAGCATCATTTGCTACTGCATTAATATTTACACTATTTGCGTTTACTGCATTTATATTATTTTGATTTGAAACTGTAGGTGTTAATTGTAACCATGTTGTAGTTGCAAGATCATAAACTTTCATTACATCATTATTCGTATCAAAATATAAAGCTCCATCTTGTAATGCGTTTCCATCATTATCTAATGTTGGATTACTTGCTTTTGCTCCAAGATAACTGTCATCAAATAAATCAAATGATGCAGCAGCAGCACTAGCAGAGTTAGCAGAAGCTGTAGCACTATTAGCCGAAGCAGTTGCTTCATTAGCAGAAGTGGTTGCAGAGTTAGAAGCATTAGTTTCTGAAGTTGCTGCGTTATTTTCTGAAGTTGCTGCGTTATTTTCTGAAGTTCCAGCATTAGTAGCACTTGTTGCAGCATTAGATGCGGATGTACTTGCGTTACTTGCTTGAGTAGTAGCTATTCCTGCTTGAGTAGTTGCAATACCTGCTTGAGTAGTTGCAGTTGATGCGGATGAAGAAGCTGATGATTCAGAACTAGCTGCATTTGTTTCTGATGTACCAGCATTAGTTTCTGCTAATTCTGCGGCAGTCTGTGCTGTTTCAGCATTAGTCTCTGCAGTTTCTGCATTTGTTTGAGCTGTCTCTGCATTAGTTTGAGCTGTCTCTGCATTAGTTTCAGCAGTTTCGGCTGCAGTTTGAGCTGTTTGAGCATCAGTTGCTGAACTTGCGGCTTCGCTAGCTTTAGTGGTTGCTGTTGCTGCACTCGTTGCAGCAGTTACTGCATCTACTAATAATTCAAAATGATCTGTATCTGTAAGTAAATCTCCAATAACACTATCTGCTACACAAATATAAACATTGTTAAGTTGAGGAGTAGTTGTAGATTTAATTATATCTCTTTGTACATAAGCAACAGTAGTTGTTGTTGCATCACTACCTTTAAAATTTCCAAGTTCTTGAGTTACAGAAATCTCTCCAGCACTATCAAAGGCTAGAATTTTATTTGCTCTATTTGTAGCATCAACTGTAAATTCAGTCGATGTCATTGTATTCGTTCTTGAAATTTTTAAAGATCTATTAACTTGTTCCTGGAGCTCTTGAGTAATAGCAATCGCTTTATCATGAGCATTTTCAATCGTATTGGCAGACATTGGATCATTATCAATTAGATCCATTGATTGTGTTTGAGCTGTAACTCTTCTTAAAATTACAGTTTCAGTAGAAGCTGGAGTATTGCCAGCTGTGAAAGTAACAGTTCCACCACCAGAACTTCCAACACCACTAATAGTATAATGTGTCGATAAAGTTTTTACAGTTTCAGTTCCAGCAGAAGATCTAATAATAACTTGCATTTCACTTTCAGCTGTAATTTTGAAAGTATAATTAAATGCTGTTGTTGATGCGTTTCCAGAGTAACTGTTTTTTATTGTTGTAGTTGATATAGTCATATTAATTTATTTTTTTATCTCCTTGTTTTTTAGTCCATTTTTTAGTTGCTAATTTTTCTGCTCTTTGAAGTATTCCATTCCATAAAGGATTGGCTTCATCTTTAAATTCACTTTTGGCTTCTTCTTTTGCTGCACTAACAACATCTTCAAATAGAGTTAATTTATAAGTTTGATCTTGTTCATTGATGTAATCTGGATCTTTTAATAATTCTTCTAAATCTAATCTAATGGTATCTCCTGTCATTCTTGATAACAGAGAATATTCTTTTTCTTTCAATGGAACATTTACTTGAATGCCATAATCAAGTTCTCCATAATCAAGATCAAAAGTTGTAACCGATAATTTTTTTCTTAATTTAGTTGGTTCATAACCAATTTTAGTTGCTTCAACATTTGCTGGATGTTCGGTCATTGAAGAGATAACTGAAAATTTAGGAACAACTTGTCCTAACCAATCTCTATCAAAATATAAATCGTTTTCAAATCCTGGAATATTTTTTTGGATCATTGATTTAAACTCATAATTAAGTTTTCTCAAATCATCCGCATTTACTACTCCATAGTTTTCTGTTTTAACTTCTTTGCTTCCAAGATCTTCAAATTGTGAAAGTAAAGTTTGCCAAGGAACTAAACCACTTACAATTTTTTTACCTTCTCTCCAGGCAACTTCACCTTTATTATCCGACATTTTCATGTGAGAAATTAAATCTGTTAATCTTGCGGCTCCATTAAGAACTGTTGTATTAAGAATATTGTCTCCAAAAGCTACAGCATAGGCTGTTAAAAATTCGTACATCTCTTTATGGATGTTTTTCCAACCAGACCAATCATCTTGGATATTAGCAATAATATTTCCAATATCGGCTGCGTTTGCAGCAAGTAATACAGCTGGTTCAAATCCATTTAAACTTAACTGAAGTTTAGATCCAGAAAAACCAGTTAATTCTTGTAACTCTTCTGATAGAAAATTATCAAATCTAAAAGATTTAGGTTGCTTATTAGCAGCTTTTTTTAATTCGTATTTATCTCTTCCTCTTACATCTGGATCCGAACCATGAAATACTCCGAAATATCCTAATGGTCCAAATGTTGATATGAAAGCCCAGCCCATCACAGATTTAGCTTTTGCTAGTTCTGCTTTTGCTCCACCAGCTTTAAGCTCTGCTCTATAACTTCTTAATAATCTATTAGCACCTGGAGATCTTTCTAAAGCAGCTCCAGCTATATTTCCTGGAGTTCTTAAAAAAGTAAAATATTGAGAAGATAAAATTGAAATTTGATTTAAAGATTCAACATTTTTTAATCCTTGTACAGCTCCAGTTAAATCTCCAATAACATCTTTTCTTTTATTTAATGGTGTTTGAAAAGTTCTTCTTTGTGCTGCTTCAAAAGCAGTTGTTGTCATTGCTTTATCTGGATTAGTAATTAATGCTGCTAAATAATCTGCTGCTTTAGATCTACTTAAATTACCCATCTTAACTTGTTTGATGGTATCTCTAAAAGCTAAAGCATAAAGTTCACTTTGATATGCAGAATTTTTAAAATAATTATCTGCGTTCTGTAAAAATTTATATGGAATACGATCTAATGTTAAAAGCCTTCCGCTAACATCAATGAACTTACCCATAATACTATCTTGACTTACACCAAACGCATCTGCTGAAAGTGCATTAACTGGACTTTCAAATTTAGTACCAGAAATTTTACTCTCTACACCAGGTAAATTTTTATATGTCTTTAATGGATTAGTGCTTAATGGCTTAATAGATTTCATCTTTTGACTAAAAGCTCTAATCATATTTGTTGATGCAAGGTGCTCACCAAATGCCGCTGCTATATCCTCATACTCTGCAACACTATCTATAGTGCTGCCGCCATACATTCTCGCTGCAATCTTTCGTTCCGTCTTTTCCATTGCCTTATAAATCCAGTTACCACCTATGTTTTTCACATGAGTAAGTGGACCAATTAAAATATTGTTTAAAAATATCTCAACTAAAGCATCTGAAGTTTTTGCAGCTATACTTTTTTCTGCGAAATTTATTTTATTAATTAAACCTGGTGTTTCACCATACAATTCAGCAATCTTCATGATTTGCTCTTTGCCACCTAAATTCATCAAGATACTTTCTCTATTAAGTTTATCTAAATTTATGTTCTTGATTAAACTGGTGTTATTAGGTTCTTTTAAAATGTTAAGAGCTCTAGCTGTTTCTGTTTGAACACCTTTATAAATTTTAGTTAATTCTGCTGTTAAAGCATGCTGTTGAGCAAACTCTAAAGCCATTTTTGAGTTATCTCCAGCCTCACTCATTAATGCTGTTCTTAAAGTCATTAATTTTTGATGCTGTGTTATTAGTAAATTCTTTGCAGCTTTTATCTCATGAGCATTTAAAGCTGATCCAGGAGTTAATTTTAAAAGATTAGCAGTTAATGTTTCTGGATTATCAATTCCTAATAATGTTGAAAGTTCGTTTGTTTCTTTCCAAGTAACAACGCCTCTAGTTTGTTTTTTAATTTGTTTTGAATATTGATTACCAAGAACTCTAATTCCAGCTAATACATCATCATTAGCATTAATTTTACTAAAGTTTAAAATATCACTTTCATTACCATCAAGATCTGCATTCTTTAAAACTTTTTCTTCTTCAGTTAAAAACTCATCAACCATTCTTTTGGAAGATGGTTTTGGAGCTTGAACTTTATAAGTAACATTTTTAGGAGCAAGATTAGGAGCTACTGTTGAAGTTTTAACTGTTAGAAAATCTGTATCTTGTGGAACAAGATTTCCTGTATCAACTGCTTTTATTTCGCCAGATTGTATTTTTTCAATCTTACCTTGAGCTTCCTCTAATAAAGTTTGTGTCTCATCTTTTGTAAATTTTTCTGTACCAATTGGAAATTTTTTAGGTTTAACTTTAGATTTTCCAATGGCATTGATTATAGCTTTAATCACCATGTTTTTAATTCCTGATTATTTTTGTGAAAACAAATATTTGAAGATATTTATTTATTACTATTAATTTGTCGTTTGTGAAATAATATTGTTTTTCATATTATCCGATACTGCTTTAGCTCCCCAAGTTGATAATCCTATACCACCAAATAATTCAAATAGAGGTTGAGAAGTTTGTTGAACAGAATTTTTCATCTCTGAAGTTAATTCTAATACTGTTACTGGTATTTTGTTCTCTTTAGCATTCTTATAAACATCAGTAGAGAAAATTCCTTGCTTTATATCATCTGTATAAAAAGAAATATTATCATCATAGACTTTAGCATTCCATTTCTTGCTGTATTTTTTAAGGAAACCTGGAATAGCTTTGTCGTATAATTCATGTTTGCCTTTACCATCGCCAATAATTATAGGTTTATCTAAAGGAAAAAATGCTGCTCCACCTTGAGCATTTAATTTTAATTTGTCTAAATCTTTAACATTTTTTTGTCCAATAATTTTATGGACATCTTCTAAATCTAAATATGTTTCTGTTTTTCTTACTGCACCTTTTTCATCTCTATATTCTAAAATAAACTGCTCATTATAGTCATTCATAGATTTACCTTTATTATTCCATCCTTTCCATTCATTAGGATTAAAAGGCTCTTTAGAAATTAATACATTTTGTAATTCACCTATCTCTTGACCATATCTTTTAGCAGATACTATTCCTTTAGGTATGGCAACAGCATCAAATCCATTATCAGCAGCATGTCTGATTAATCTTTTAATAGTCATTTCATACCAATTATTTTTAAATGGAAAGTCTGTAATTGTTTTATCTTCAATATTTGTATTTAATTTATTAGCTTTTCTTGCGGCAATAGCAAAATCAGATTGCATTTCTTCAACTGTCAAAACTTTTAATCCATTAAGATTTCTAGTTTTAAATCTAACATGAGCTATCTCTGATTTAATATTCATGTGAGCTGAATTTTTATATGGAGTGTTTGAAATTTTTTTCACTATTTCTCCAGCATCATCAGATCCAAAAGGTCCAGCAAGATCTAATCCTTGAACTTCTGTTGGAATACCAACATCCATTCCACCTTTTTTAATCTTAAATACTAGCTCTGTATAATCTTCTCCGCCTGGCTCTGTAAATCTTTCAAATTTTGGAGAATTATTATTAGACATAAAAATTCTTCTTTCTCTTTCAATTAAAAATTTATCTAATTCTAAAGGCTCAAATTCCATAACTCTTCTTCTTGTGTATCTATCTGAACTTGGAGAATTTAAAGCATTTGGAATATCTCTTATAGTTTCCTTTTCATTAATCAATGTTTCAGCTAAATCTCTACCAACATATACTGGTCTATTATTAAGATTATCAGTAAATGTATGAACTTCTATTTGTCCAGATGAAGTTGTAAAATCTTTTAAGAAAGTTCTACTATTAATAGGCAAACCTTCTAGCATGTTATTTAATTGTGAGAAATCCATAGATAGTTCTTTTCTAACTTTATCTATATTTGTATTACCAGCCAATCTTTGTGCGTATGGATAAACATCATAGTTAATATCTGTGTAACCTAAATCTTTTGCTCTTGCTGCTTTTTCTACTTTCATTTCGAAAGTATTAATTTTTTCTTCTAAGTCATCTGAAAGTTTAGAAGCTTTTCCACCTTGTGAAACTTCTTCAATGTCAATATTGTTTTGATTAACAAAATCTATTACTTCTTTTTTAGTTACGGATTTCTTATTTTTTAAAAAATCATCAAGACCTATCCATTTAATTTCATTAGCTTTAACATTAGGTATATTTTTTATAGTTCCAAGTATCTGATCACCAGTTCCTTTTTCTGCAATATTTTCTACAGCTTGTTTTACAGCTGAATTAAATACTGGAGTTTTTTTTGGTATGACAGCATTAACTAAAGCTTTTAACGATGCGGTTTTTTCAAAACCATATTCATTAACTGTTCCAGGAACAGCAGATTGATCATCAAAGTTTATTTCTGATTTTTTTTTTCCTTGATCAATGCCTAGATTAAATTCTTGAGTAGGTTCTTCAGTATTTGGATCTTGACCTTCTTTAGCT